TGTAACCAATCTCCTGTTACATCATTTTGTGCAGTATTTTTACTCATAGTTACTCCTTATATCTTTTACTAAGTCTTCGAAGGTTAATTGGTCTTTATCTTTAGCAAATTCTATGCTCATAAGATACCGAGTCGTTTCAAAATTATATACTGTATGGGGCACTTGCGTATTAAATATATAATATGTTGCGGGTTTATATTTTAATTCTTCTATCTCAAACACTGCGCCCTCTTTGTTAGGAGCAAAAGCACAAACACTCCTATCGAACGGAGTCAATAACATATTGATGCCTACTCCTCGTCTTGTATCTGTATGCCAATCATAACAAGTGTAAGGGTCTAATCTTAGTATTCCTACAATAAACTCATACCTTGCGTGTAGCCATTTAAAAAAGTTATCCTGCGCTATTAATTCTGTAGGTATAGGTTTAACATTAAAATTGTAGTGTGGAAACCATGGCTGAGGATTGAAAGCATAATCATATAGTTCTTTAGCTATGGTTGATTTAATGCTTATTTCATAATAAGGTTTCATTACTTATCCCAATGAAATGGACATTGTTTTACTTTTTTATTTTTTAATATATTTTTACGTTTTATATATTGGTTATAAAAAGATACGCTGACGTTAGATAATTGAGTAAACTCTCTATCTGTTACTAAATGATGTCTTATTTCAGTTTCATGTTCTGTTATCGGTATTAGATGATACATAGGATGGTTAAAATCTATCTTAATTGTTTGGTCTTGTAATTTAAAAAATATATTTATATTGGTGCCATACTGATACTTAAAGTTAACTACGCCTGGTGCAGTCATATAGTTTGTCTGTAATTTATTATTCCAAAAAGGGTCTGTACAAGACCACATAATATCTTTTTTAGTCTTTATTCGCCACGGAGACATAAGTTTTAAATGCCCTATATTTTGTGCGTCAGTAAAATTTTCCCATTGTTTTTGAGAGTGTATTTCAGCAGTAGAAAATTTATCGCTATATGTCCACCTATACTGTTTGTTTTGTATCTCTAATATAAAATCGCTCCATAACGGAATAATATATCCATGATTATATGTATCTATAATACCCCTACATTCTTTTATTGTTATACATGGCTCAATATTATTAGGTATAACAATTTCTCTAGGTGTATTTATCCACCATTCAGGTATAAATTTATTAGCTTTTTCTATGGGGGATAGTTCTATAATATGTTTATACGGAGTAAAGCAATCTACTATTATTTTATTTCGTTTAAAAAAGAAAAACATTAACAATCTCCATAATTATATGTAGTTAATAATTTGTTTACTACCATGCCCATGATACAAATGTATCTCGTATTCCTTTAGTTACTGGGGCTACGCTGTGCGGATATAAAAATACAGACGGGAATACCATAATATCTCCTTGTTTAAGTTCTATCTTTTTTTCTTCGTCAAACATTAAAAACTCTCCGCCTTCATAGTCATCATTTAATAATCCTACTACAGAAAGTATAGGAATGCCTTTGCGTTGTCCATCAAATATATCATGTATGTGGTCACAATGTTTAGCCATAAGACGTTTAGGTTCATATCGATTAAATCTAATATAAGTAAATTCTGAAAAACGGTTGAAGTATGAGGCTTTTAAATCTTCTAGTATGTATTTAGATATAGTTTCACTTACTTTTTTTGTCAATTCTATTCGACTTGGTATGTCATCCCACGATATATCCAGTTCATCGTCTTTACTTATTTTTGTAAATGTACCGTCAATTGAATTATAAAATTCGTGTTGTTTCCACGTAATAGAATTTAATTCTAGTCTAACTTTTTCACAAAAATCTTTATTTAATGCGGGATATATTTTAATGTAATCTTCAAGTTTTTTAGACATCAACAGTCACCATAACTTTCTCCGTATTTGGCTTCACAAGCTACAGGTAATCCCGTTGCCCAATCAGGCGGGGTTGACATTGTACCAATAATATACTCCATTGCGTTATCTATTTCTGCCTTAGGTATAACATTTACTACCGCATCATGTACTGTTAAGACAGGTCGATACTTCTTATTAATCTCTATCATTTGCTCACCAATAATAATCCGAGCCAATGCCTGTACAACATTCTCTACCACAGATCCCCCCCAAATGGAAATGAATCCACGTCTTGACTTATATACAAATTTAGACTTAGCTTCTGAGGTATCCCAAGTAAGACCAGGATATTTAATATATAAACCATTAGGTAACTTGATGCCTTGAGGGGTTGCGTATAGTGCATTGTGTTGACCAATAGGATAGGGTTGTTTGCCTTCAGGCCATGAGGCTATATCTCGTAGGGCCTCTTCACATTCACGCCATAGATCAATCACCTTACTATTACTATTACGATAAACACTTACTAACCTTTTACATTCACGTTCATCTAACTCAACACTCGCCGCCAATTTTAAAGTCTGTTGTAGTTTAGCCCACCCTGTACCATAACCAAGCCCAAGAATACAAGTCTTACCTACTGCACGTTCAGTCTTATTAGCTTTAGTAATAGGGCGTTCATAAACGGTTGTTGCGAACTCACAATATACATCTCGTTCTTCTTTGTACCATTGGACAACATCGTTCTGTCCCGCTAACCATACTAATACTCGAGCCTCAATCTGTGATGAGTCAGCGTTAATAACCTTATAACCTTCAGGTGCGATGATTGCGTTCTTTAAGGCTTTCTTTTTCTTATCTCTTGCTGGTAAGTTTTGGAAGTTAACTTTGTCCGATCCTGCCCATCGACCCGTATGTGCGCCGTAATACTTAAGAGGAATAGGCAACCTACCCTTATTACGCGACCCAATACCGATAAACCTTTCAATTCTACTCTCCTCAATGGTGGACTTCGTACCTAATCTAACAGTACAAAGTTGTTGAATGAACGGGTCTTCATGTTCACATAAATCTAGGAAACCCTGATCGCCTTTAGCTAAAGCAAACGTATCCTTGCCCGTCGCGGGACTCACCTTTAATGGAACAATAATACCTAACTCTTGTAGTATCTCGGCAAACTGTTTATTAGATGCTAACTTAGCTCTTACACATTCTTCTGTCTCACATTCTAACTTAACCATGAGGCCTTGTAATAGCTCTGACTTCTCTGTTTGGACTTCAATGAGTCGGTCTTGTAATAGGGCGTCGTCCACTTCTAAAAGAGGTTGAGTATACATACGAAGTGTTAAGTCGATGAGATCAATCTCTGACTGAGGGAACTTAGGTGCGAGTACGCCGAATAGTTTATAGGTTAAGTTGACGTCATTTATACAGTAGCCCGCGTATGCTGACAATTCAGTCTCACTAAAGTCTTCTAACCTTTTACCCTTAGCTTGAACGACTTCTGTACCCTTGACACCGAGATCATAATACTCAACCAAGAATGCGAGGCTTCCTCCTACTTCAACACCATTAGTAGCCCGTGCCATAGACAGAGTATCCAAGTAGAGACCAGGAATGACACCAAAACGGAATGCAAGAATAGCCCCGTCGAACTGCGTGTTGTGACAAAGAAGGGCAGAGTTATGCCAATCAATTTTATTAAGTGCCTCTTGTACAACTTCGTGAGACCCCGTAACCCAATACGTTTCGCCTTCATCAATCTTAATTGCAACACCAATAACTTGGAATCTTGTATCCCGGATATACTCCTCTGTGGTAAGACCTGATAGACTAAAACCTTGCTCGTAAAAGGTTTCAAAATCTAGTGTGATTAAATTCATATTTTATGCTGATTAAATCTGTCAATTGGGAAAGTGGCATTTGACGCTAGGTTATGCAAGAAAAAAATTAATACCAATCTAGAATCTTCTATATCTTTGCCAAAAAAATTGTTTTCCGCATGAAAATAGTTTGCAGGGTATATCAATGCTCTGTTATATGTGTTTTCTATTGTTATACTTTTTATATATCTATTATTATTTTCTTCTCTTGCTTTTTTATATGTTTCTGAAATATTATCTTTTCTGTCTTCGTAGGCAGCGTTTTTTAACGGCTGGGGAAGGTCTCCAACATTGTTAAAATCTTCGTATATTAATGTTCCAGAATTTGGAGGGGGGTCTGGCGCCAAATAAACTACGCCCGCTAAGTAAGTTCCCACATCAGAATGTACCCAACCTTTTTCCCATACAGATGGGGTCCACTGAAACGATACCCTGATATTATAATTTATTATAAAGTGATTAAGGTCTATAAACAAAGAAAATATTTTATTAGATATAACTTTATGAAGTTCAGGGTCTATATTACTTAAGCATTCGGTTCTGTATCCTGGATGATTACCCCGAATTCCATATTCATACGACAAAGCTTTTTTTCTAATAGAATCTGGGTCTTCAAAAAAACTATCTACTATCGTTAACGGTATAAATTGTGTTTTTGTCATAGGGTTGATAATATTAGCAGAACAACTGTCACTATGACAAGCATTATCTTTTGATTTCTTGTTTCATTCTTTTCAGAGTCGTCTCGGTTATATGTACCACCCCACGCTTCTTTTGCTGAACGAGGTGTAGGTTTATCAAGTGAGTCAGGGTTAAAGAATCGCCACCCTTTCTTTGCGTTTTTTGCAAATACCTTATGTTGCCATGCTTCAAATTCTTTTATTGCTAAACGAGCTTCAGGACTAAAGTTATTTAAATTTGCGTCTGCCACAATTTTTCTCCTTTTATTATGCGTATTTTTCAAACTCATTCCTACATTCAACTGAGCACCAACGCCTATCGTCTTTGATCGGTGTTTCACACCAGATACAATGCCCTGTTTGATTAGAAGGTTTTTTGATTTTATCATGTGCATTCCTTATTCCAACATCGATAGCGTGTTGCATTAAATCATTTGCTGTATCGATCTCATCACTCATCGTATAAATGTCTTATCTCTTGAGTCAATATGAAAGTATTTACCCCAACTACTATTTGTTCCTTTTGGTAATGCTTTAGGTAATTTAATAAGACCGCGTTTATCCAAGTCTCTCACTCTTTCAGCGTTACCTGTGGCATGTAATACAACTTGATTACGAGTTGCTTTTGGGTACTTTTCCATATATTGAATTACCATTTCAATTAATTGCTCATCTGTTTTTACTTTGTTATTCATTAAAACAAACACTCCCCTACTAGTTTAAATAAGTCTTCTTTAACTTCAATTGGTTTATCTAGTTTGACTACGTTCTTGCCTTGATCTTTGTGCCACTTAGCTTCCTTGACAGACCATCGATATTGGCGTATGACTTCGCCATCACTATCTACTACTGCGTAACTAAACGGAATCATTCGCAATGTCTCCTATTCCAATTTTCTTCGTTCCAAAACCATATGCGTCTATATCTTTTTGTGTATCGTCTTGTGTTCTTGTCTGACACTCGCATTTTAATAACACGTTTTCTTAAACTAAACAAACCAACGACTCTGTAAACAATCACTTAACTTCTCGTCTCGCAATTTCTTTAGCTATCTTGGAACGCTTCTTGCCCGGCTCTTTAATCTTATCAAGCATCTCGTATAATACTTTTAATGCTAATGCTTTTAATCTATCTTTACCCGTCTTTGTTTTAAAAGGGTCAGCTTTGCGTTTACTTGGGTGTATTTGTTGTGTCGCCATTTACTTTCTCCGTTTGTTCTACTTTTGGTTTGTCTAATCCTAAGTCTCTCTTAATATC